GCGATTAGATTGTCTACAGCTCGCTTGGCAGCAGCCGTTGCAAATGAAGGTGGTAGATATAATTACTATTTATTAGTTAATACTTTAATAGCAGATAACCTTTAATACTTGAGGTTGCGGGAAATCGTCTTGTTCTCCCTTCCCCCTATACTAGGGGCAATGGATAACAATCCAATTTCCCTATTATAAAAAGAAAACAAGAAAAGAAAAAAACCTACAAAAAAAGAAAAGAATAAAAGAAAAACTGTTTAAAACAGCTATAATAACCCCTGTGGGGCCCGAATCCGACTTAACGCAACGACGGCACACGCACTCTTAACCTGACCGGTAACCTTCAGCTTGGTTTCCAGTCAAAGACTGCTGACGAATTGTAGTGTCTCTTGATAAATCATTCGCGAGAGATTTATAAGTGACTAAGTTTTAAAAGGTGCTATAGATGGTTTCCCATACTAGAGTATAAAGGGCTACCTTACCGCGGCCAGGTAGCAGGCCGAATGATGTAACTAAAAGCCGCACAATTTTACGTGATTTGGCAGGCGCACATCAGCCCTTTCCTCACGCCACCCCCCTCATCGGGGTCACTAACCTTTTGGCTAGCTAGCGGTGGATTGAATTGTAAAGTTCATCTTATCATTGAAGATAAGATACACTACTATAATATCAAATCCTGAATCAAGATGCAATAGTTTTTTGGAATAAAAAAATAGCCCCCAGAGGGCTACTGGAGGGGCTATTGAGCTGGACGCTTATGGTTGGGGTTGACCAGCTATGGAGTTTTCTATGATCGAAAGTTAGTTATCCTATAAGCAATAAGTTGTGCGAAAAGAACAAGTTTTACCTTAACACGATACAAGTTTTAAAGGAGCTACCATAAGCTTCTACCATGATTATACCCCAGATGGTATAATAGAATCAATAGATAAACAGGAAATAAAATGAACATTGCACAATTCAAACCACACACCAAGCAACGAGAATTTATGCTGAGTCACGCTCGCTTCAAGGTTGGCAACTGGTCTCGTCGTACAGGCAAGTCGTTCATGATCGGCGCTACAACCATCCTGCATGCAATGGACAAGCCAGGGAACTACTACATCATCGCCCCGACATACCGCCAGGCAAAGTCCATCTTCTGGAACGACATCCTCAAACTGCTCGTGCCTAAGGAGATGATTGAGAAGACAGACGAAACCCAGCTCTATATCCAACTCAAGCCTCTCCACTACAAGGTGCAGGCTGAGAGCATCATTGGCCACAACATCGACTCCGTACACGCTCCTAACGAGCCATCCATCATCTGGCTCAAGGGTGCAGACAACCCTGACTCTCTGCGTGGTGTGAAGCTCCGTGGTGCAGTCTTGGATGAGTACGCCTTCTTCAAGGATGGACAGGAGACCTGGCGTAAGATCATTCGCCCAGCCCTCGCAGACTATCAAGGGTGGGCTATCTTTACCTCGACACCAGATGGCGTGAACAACTGCTTTTACGACGTCGCTATGCTTGCTCAAAAGTCCATGCGGGATAAAGACGGCAAGTACTTCTACTCACACGCAACCATGCTAGACAACGAAGCCCTGCCTCACCGGTTTGAGGAGTGGGAACAATCCAAGCGTGAGTATGAACGAGATGGCCGTATCGATGAGTGGGTACAGGAATGGGAGGCAAAGTTTACCACGCCAAGCACAATGGTCTACAACGAGTTTAATGAGGAGAAGCACATCATCTCTCCAATGGATGTACCGCGTGACAACATGACATACGTGATAGGTATGGACTTTGGCCTTAAAGACCCGTTTGCGGCCGTCTACGTGGCTGTAGACATGAATAACAACTGGTATGTGTATGATGAGATTTACCAGCCAGATTTGCCAATTGACCGCATTGGATATGCCCTCCACATGAAGATGGGCGACCGCCACTTCACTCGCATCATCGGGGACTCAGCAGGTGCTACGGAAATAGCCTCTCTACGCTCTGCAGCGCTTGGAGACAACCGAGTGTGGGTGACACCCGCAGTGAAGGGCAAAGACTCTCTGAGGGCCGGTATACGGCTTGTGAAGACACATTTGTATGTGAGGGAGGAGACGGGTAAGCCAAAGCTGTTTATCACCTCAAATTGCACAAACCTGATACGCGAACTACAGTCGTACAAGTACATGCGCAATCCATTCGGTGAGGTGTCTGAAATTCCTGAGGATCGCAACAACCACCTCCTAGATGCCCTCCGTTATTTATTCCTAGATCAGAAGCACATCCGCTCCCGAAAGGAACGAAAAACAGAGAAAGTTTATGACCCAGAGACTGGACGATTGCTGTCTTAGTGTGGTATAATCAGAGGTAGATAGGAGAAATAAGTAAATGAAAAAACAACTAGCAGAAGATATTTTACGGATCAAGGGTTACCAACAAGCCCTTCGAGCAATCATCAATGAGACTGAGTATTTCGATGGAGAGTCTGGTTTGATTGGTAGTGTTCACTTTGGCGGCAAAGCCTACCTGTTCACGGCTAAGCCACTCGACAATGAAAGCTATCACGATGAGGTTGTAAAGCAGAACCGTATCCTAATGACACGAGGTGTACCAGAGGAATGAAATACTTCACCACAGACGATACTGCACTAGCTGCTTACCTCTATCTCTGTGGCATGGAGTTTGTTCAAGCGACTGTGTATCTCGATGAGCTTCACCGCCGCAAATCATACATCGTCAAAGACACACCAGACCGCAAGAGGCATGAGGAAGACTTTTACCTTCGCAAGACTGCAGTGCCACCGCTAGACTACAACGACGCCAGGGTGCGCGTATCACGCTTTCTACGCAACACAGTAGATGATATTACTAGCGTACTATAGGCCTCAAGTGCTATACTAGAAATAAAAAAAGAGGTAGCATGCAACCAAATCAAGACAAACAATTCCAGCTCCCAGCTACACCACAGCTCGCTGGGCTCGATGAGAAAAAAGAAACCAAGAAGGAAAACAAAGAAAAGACCACTCCAGTTCAAGAGGTTCAGAAATGGAGTAGCCGTTATAACACCGCTAAGGACTATCAGAAGGATCTGTTCAAGAAGTGGGGCAAGTGGTACAACGACATGTACGCCCACGTTGAGAACAAGCGTATGGCGCCGTGGCGATCTAAGGTATACATGCCGATCATCGCCTCAAAGGTATGGGATCTTATCTCTCGCTTTATCCAGTACCGTCCAGGCTGGGAGGTATCAGTACGCACGCTGCCTGTGAACACGCTCTCAACAGAGCAGTTCAACAAGTACATGGAGGTCATGTCCAAGCGTGCAGAGCGGGTACGCATGAAGCTTGAGTATGACTTTGACAACCCACTCCTAGGCGACTCTATCCCCGACGAGCTTCTCTCTGTCATGCTTGATGCAGCAGTCACAGGCCAGGGTGTAGCACGTGTACCGTACCTTACAAAGACGTCCCAGTACAACTCATACACAGCAAACGGGGATATTGTAAACTTCGGCGTAAAGAAAACCGTGTCGGCTCAAGAGGGATACAACGCCTTGCAGGCTGTGAACGTATTCAACGTATTCCTCATGCCAGGCGCACGTAGCCTTCAGCAGTCACCATGGCTCATCATCCACGACAAGAAGCCCTACTACGAGCTAGAGCGTGACACCTCAATCGACCAGAAGGCCCTGCAAAACGCTCGGAAAGGTCTCGTCACCAATGAGTTTGCCCAATACGAGGCTGGCCGCAACAGGCTATCTAACACACAAGACCCAGGCGCTCTCGACTCCACTACGAACATGGTAGAGATTTTTGAGTGTTGGAGTAAGGAGACCAATGAGTGCATCATCTACGCTCAATCAGGCGGTAACACAGAGGCTCAGTGGGTTGAGCTTTCACGCGTTGAGAACCCATACTGGCATCAAAAGTATCCGTTCGTAGCTTTCTACATCCGACGCAAGCCATACCAGTACTTCGGTGAATCTATCTTTGAGAACAGCGAAACCATGCAGGCTGCCGTCAATGACATATTCAACCACTTCATGGATCGCGAGAACACGGCAGATGGTATGCTCGCTATTGAGGAATCTGCTTACGTTGATGACTTTGTGATTAGCCCAGCTGGTACATTGATCTACCGCGGTGAAAGGCCAACGCCAATCAAGTTCCCTCAGCCAGACGCCAACAACATGAACATGGCTATGAACCTCATCAACGGTGCTATCGAAAACGCTACCATCTCTCAGTACGCCTCAGGTGTGCCTAACAGTGCTACAGACTCTACACAGGGTACAGCAACCGGTGTGACGCGTATGATGGAGGCAGCGGCAGAAAAGGTTGGCTTTATGCGCGCAAACTTCCGTCGTAGCTGGCGTGAGGTAGGTGAGATGTGGAGTAGCAACTCTCAGCAGTTCATGGTATCTGACGTTATCTACGACACTACAAAGAACGGTGAGACAATCTCAAACATCATCCGTCCTGTAGATATGATTGGTATCTTTGGTATCAAGATAGATGACGGATCATTTGAGCCAGTCAGTAAAGATGAGAAGCGGCGCAACTTCCTTGACTTTGTAACAAACATGCAGGCATGGCAGACAAGCTCAGTCGGCCAATCAGAACGTACAGGTGACCCAGCAGACGCCCTCCGTATCGACTGGAACGAGATTGTTATGCGGGGTGCAGAGCACTTTGGTGAGAACTACCAACACTTTATTTTGCCACCTGCTGCAGCCCCACAGGGCCAACCACAGAACGGACAGCCACAAGAAGCCCCAGAGATGCCACCACAGCCACAAGCTCCCGCAGCAATCCAACCACAGGTAGCACCAGGGGCACAGGACTTTACAACGCAGTCAGACGGCAAGTCTATGCCAGACACATTCCCCGTTCGCTCACTAAAGAACCCAACTCTAGCTGGGTAGAAAGGAAATAAATGGAAGAAAATTATATAGAACAACTGAAGAAGAACCTAGCCTTTAACCGGGCTAGGCTTCAAGAACATATTGCGGCAGAGGCCCTACTATCTACAGAGGCGGGTAAGTTTGTGCTCAAGGTTATTGACGACGAGATTACTATCGCCGTAAACGCTATGACAAAGAACGAAGCGCTTGATCGCGATACATACCTCAGCCTACACGGGAGAGTCCGTGGCCTTCGCTCAATCCGCAACGTCATTACTGCACGGGCAGAGGATGAGACAACAGCTAAGACAGTGAGAGAGATTGATGACCAACTCCGACAATTCGAATCGTAGCCCAGAGAGAGATAAGACTCTCTCCTCTCGCATTACAAAGATGCACGGCGGAGACTTTGTAGACGGCATCGCACCAGAGGAACTTGTCTCATTCAACGACTCTGAGTGCAAACACAAAACATTAGTACGCATAGAAGATGACCTCAACAGCAATACGTTTGCCTGCGCAAATCCAAATTGCAACGAGATATTCATCTATGATAAAATATAACTAACAAACTAATAGGAGAAAATAATGGACGAACAACCAACTACAGTAGACGCACTGGCTCAAGCAGTTGATACTAACATGCAGCAGGAAGCTCCGCAAGAACAGCCACAAGAGCAACCCCAGCAGATGGCTGAACCTGTGCAAGCACAGCCTGCACAGCAACCACAGGTACAGGAAGCTACTCAACCACAGCCTCAAACCCCTCAGTACCAGAGCTATGATGAATACATGAGCGGTTTGCTTGGTGAGCAACAAGAGGTAGCACTTCCGAAGGTCACTGACATTCAAAACCCAGATGACCCAGAGAGCATCAACAACTTCTTTGGCGACGCCTTCGACAAGATCAGCCAGAAAGTTATGCAGCAAGTTCAGCAGCAGATGACTATCCGTAACAGCGAGCAGCGTCTCTGGAACGAAGCGATGGATGAGTACCCATCACTCAAGAACCCACAGGTTCGCAACATTGTCCACGCAGTCCGCATGCAAGCGCTCCAGAACGGCACAATGATGACTCCGTCACAGGCGGCTGAAAGCATCATCAACATTGCTGGCAACCAGTACCGCCAAGGTATTGCAGACAGCCAAGTCCAAACAACCTACACTCAGGTGCAACCTACCACGAACGGTGCAAGCCAGCCAGTCCAGCAGAAGCCAAGTGCAGCTGATCAGGCACGCATGATTGAGCAGGGTGGGGCAGATGCATTAGCCCAGATCTTGCAGCAGCGCATCGACGAAGGCACATTCTAGTAGCTATTGTTTTATAAATCTCTCCTGTGGTATTATATGTATGTATAAAAATAAACAGGAGAGATATAAAAAATGGCCCAATCATTGACATACAACAACAAGGCTGTTGTCGAAGATGTCTTGAGCTACATCACCAATCTCTACCCAACTGAAACGCAGTTGACTACCGGCCTCGGGAAAAGCAAGGCTGAGCAACCCGTTCACCAGTGGTTGGTAGATGGTTATGATACGCTTACTGACACATCAAACGACAAGAAAGCGGTTGAGGGTGCTGACTACGGCGCTGGGGATGTAACGAACCCGACTCGCAAGACGAACTACACCCAGATCATCGTCCAAGACTGGAAGGTGTCTGGTACTGAGGAAGCTTCGAAGCACGCAGGCATGACCTCGCCAAAGGCCTACCACAGCGCTAAAGCTATGGTGAACTGGAAGCACAAGCTCGAGTGGGCTTTGCTGCACGGTGTAGCCAACGCTGGTAACGCTACTACGGCTCGTGAGATGGGTGGCATCTTTGACCAAATCACCACCAACAAGGTCGCCAACCTTAACAACAACCTGACGGAAGCTTTGCTCAACGACTACTTCCAGAAGGTCTGGGACACCAGCCAGGCTGCTAGCGGTAACGCTGACGCTGTCTACGTTGGTGCTCGTGGTAAGCGAACCATCTCCAGCTTTACTGCTGGCAACACTCGCAACATCGAGGCTAAAGACCGCCGCTTGGTCAACGCCGTTGACGTGTACGAGAGCGACTTTGGTATCGTTAAGATCTTTAAGCACCGCTTCATCAACAGCGTGAAAGCTGCTGCTGACACTGGTAACCTCCTTGTCCTTACTGAGGCAACCTGGAAGATTGCGTATCTCCGTGAGCCAAAGAACATGGACGCACCAAAGGGTGGTGACTACGAGAAGGGTGCAATCGTGGGTGAAGCTACCCTCGAAGGCCTCTACGAAGCCGCCAACATGGCAGTCAAGGGTATCAAGAACGCCTAGTTCCTGTGCTCAGCCAGAGGAGACTCCCCTACCCAGGGGGGTTTCTTTTTGGTATAATTTAGTAAGAGGTATTTAAAAATGAAGAAAACAAAAAACTTTATACTAGCAGAAGACATTGTCAACGAGACAGACTACAAAAAACGCTGGAGAAAGGTTCATGACCTGCTCGGCAAGACTAATCCAAAAGCCCTTAAGGAGCAGAAAGCTCAAGAGCGTGCGCTTAAAAAGGTACGTGAGAACAAGGTGTATAACAAAAAAGAGAAAGGCGCTATGGGCCTAAAGTTCGGTGTAAGTGTACCACGCATGACCTGGCAGGCTATCGTTGGTGTCGATGAGATGCTTGATGGTAAGTCTCGCCTATTCGACACTGCAAAGAAGGAATCAAAGGATCGTAGTGCTACTAACGGCTTAGTACAAGACTTAAGGGAGGTATTCCCAGAATATCGGGTGAACTAATATGATTGATCTATCAGACGTACTTATCCGACTCAACAACCTGATGGGACGCAAGAACCTTCCAGCGGGTGAGACAGACAACCTTGAGCGTTACTGCCAAGATGCTTTTGATTATGCATGGCGGTACTACCCATGGACATTTAGCAAGAAGCGTGCAACAGTAGCCCCCAACAACCAAGGCATCAGCTACCTACCAGATGACTTTGGCCTAGAGGGATGGCGCAGTATTGATGGTGTATCAGAGGTACAACTTGGCTCAGGTAGCTCAACCACAGTATCGTTTGAGTTTGACCAGAACAAAGGTCTATACAAAGCTGTTGGTGCTAATAAGTTCACTATGACCTACCAAACAGAACCACCAGCACTTACCTCTAACAAGAAAGTACCCTTCCCCTCAGCAATGGCAATTGCCCTCGGTGCAGTGATCTACGCCAAGGAAGCAGATAACCCCGCTCACGCAGACGTTACGCAAGAGTGGGATCAATTCCATGTAGAGCTTGATCGCCTAGTAGGCCTAGCCCAAAGGCACACACCACGACACATTACCAGCTACCAGGAAGCTATGGGTACATACACAGGAGACGTAGGAGACTAGTATGGTACGCTGGACACAACAACCCCAACACAGGTTACGTGCCGGAAGCGCTAATGCACGATACAACGATATTCGTGTAATGAACCCATCACGCGGTCTTAACGTGCTTGTGGCTGACATTCTTGCAAATGACAAGGAATCAACCTATGGCACAAAGAACATTGAGTACGTAGAGGGTGGTGCAGCAACAAAGCGCCCAGGATACCAAGCCCTGAACTTCAACCTGTCAGCATCCTCAAATGGCCTAGGCGCTTACCAGTCAGAGCGGTTCAACTATGTCATGCTTGCTGACGGTGGTAATATCCGTAAGTACCAGAACCGCGCACTAAGCGAACCCCTGTCCACTACAGTAACAGTAGACAAGGACAAGGTGGTCAACTTCACCTCACTTTACCAGAAGACATACATCTGGGACAAGACAAACGGTGGTGTCGTATGGGACGGCAACAAGCTAGAGCGTCCAGGCACTATGCCTCGTGCAGAAGGGTCTGTCATTTACAAGGGCTACCACGTAGCATTTGGTACACCAGGCCAACCATTCCGCCTATACTTTGCGCCGGCAAAAGAGCCAAGCCGCTTCACTAACAGTGTTGCACCAAGTGACCCAAACGACATTGCTATCAACAACGCAGAGCAAGTACCAGGTGCTACTGTCTTTGCAGGTGACCAAACATCACGTGCTATCGACATTAATAAGAACGACGGCCAAGCAGTAACAGGACTAGGCTTTTTCCAGGACGTCCTCATCGTATTCAAGGAGCGATCTATTTTCCAGCTATCGTTCAATGACTCTAACAACTTTGTGGTTCAGCGGGTATCAAGCTCGTATGGGTGTGTATCGCATAACACTATCGCCTCAGTGGAGAACGACTGCTACTTCCTCACTGACAAGGGCGTGTATGTCCTTGGTAACGAGCCAAACTACTATGCCGCTATCCGCACCAACGAGCTTTCTAGCCGTATCAAGAACCTCCTCAAAGACATTCCACCAGCTCAATACACACGGTGTACTGCAGTGTACTATGACGACAGGTACTGGCTTTCAGTCCCCCTCAATAGCGATCGCAACAACACGCTCATTGTATACGACCGACGATTCTACGCATGGGCACTATGGGACAATGTGTGCGCCAACGATATACTCACCTTTGTAGACAAGGACAACGACAGGAAATATCATCTAATCTTTGCCGATGATAAGACTACACAGATTCAGGAGTTTGTCTGGGGCAAGTACGATGACAATGGCGAACCTATCGAAGCGGTATTCATTACCCGTGCATTTGAGGCAAAGTCTATTGAGCGAGAGAAATACTGGTACGAACTATTCCCTATATTCCGTCTTACTACAGGTAGTGTGCAAATCTCGTACGAGACAGAGAACGGTACAGCTGGTCGCCCAGTAGAGCTTTCAACAGGATTGCCTGGTGGTCTTGGTACAGATGAGTTTGGACAGTTGATCTACGGTACATCTCAATCAGACACATACACAGAGAACGATCTTGGTCTATCTAATGCTGGTGGATCAGGTGGATCATCTGTTACCAACACCTCTCACACCACATACGAGATTGGTGTCAACATTGATTCACGCACACTAAAGATCCGCTTCAGCAATGATACAGTTGGCGAGACCTTCACCTTGCTAGGCTGGGTACTTGTATACCAGCTCAAGGATCTTCAGAACCAAGACGGAAACTACACATTCCTATAGCCAAATGCTATACTATAACTATAAAAAATAAACAGGAGAAACAAAGTAATGGCAACACTCTCAGACTTTATTGGACAGGTTGCTGATGAATTAGCTGCAATGGACGCAGACCAACGGGCGTGGGATGCTCGGCAAGCAGCTCAGGTTCAGGCGGCAGACCGACAAGCGATTGGCGGCGGTTATGGATATGCAGCACCACGTCGTGCAGCAGCACCAGTTCGCCAAGCTGTACCACGAGTAGACCCTCGTGAGGCGCAAGAAAACGCAGAGCGAGGTAAGCTTCGTGGTGATATTCACGCACGGGTCAATGACCTTAATGCCCTCTACAACCAACTATTCGGTAACCTCGATAACGTAGCCGCTGAGCGTGCACGTGAGCTTGAGGGCAACTATGGTGAGCAACTTGGTAAGGCAGCACAGAAATATGCTGATGGTGTGGCTACTATCGACAACAGCTACGCAGCCCTCGGTTCGGGTGACTCAACAGACCGCACCTACGCAAAGAACAGCGCAAAGAGTGGGTTTGAAGAGACCAACAAGCAGATCAAGAAAAACAAAGAAGAAGACCTGGCTAAGCTTGGTAACTATGTTGAAGGTACGAAAGCTAAGTGGCGTGCAGACCACGAGAGCGCTAACCGCCTCAACGGTCGTGCAGATGAGGTTAAAGACCTTACTGAGCTACGCGGTGGGCGTAACAGTATTGAGGACAAGATTGGTAACGTCAAGGCTGACATTGGTAACATGAACACCGAGTCTGGTGCTCGTGGGAAACTGTCTGAGCTTACCGGTGATGGTGGCCGTGCAGACAGCCTGAGCAGTGCGCTTGACTCTATCCTCAAAAGCTCGATTGGTGGCGGCATGAAGGAAGCTGCTGTTGACAGTATCGGTAATGCTGCTGGTGCAAACAAGGGCCAGATCGACGAGATTAAAAAGAAAAACGCGGCACAGTTCGGTGACGCTTACACAGCACAGCAATAGGAGGTAGACCGTGTGGGGATTTTTTGAAAAGATTGGTAACGCCGTAAAAGGTAACGGTTGGCTCACGAACGATGAATGGCGTGAGTCTAATCGGCGTTTCCGTGAGAACGTAAAACGCTATGAGCCAGAACTATTCCAAGGCGATACCTATGTAGGACGCCAAGGTGGTGGCGGCGGTGGTTACCAAGCCCCACAGCAAAACTTCCAGTACAATGGCGGGGGAGATGAAACACTCTCCCCTGTTCAGCAACAGGTAGCTCAACGCTTCCAAGGACAGCAGCAAGAGGCTCAACCTACCAACCAGCTGAACATCCAAAAGAACAAGCCAAAGGTAGACAAGAGCAAGCTCAACCAGAACGTTTCACACCAGGGGACAGAAGATCCCCAAGCTGCTATTAGGGAGCGTGTACAAGCACAACTCCAACAGCAGAAGAAGGTTGAAGAGCAGAAGAATAACGCGCAGCACGCAGAGGCTGCTCAACTTGCTACTGCACAACCACAGAACGATCGTGGCAGGTATTATGAATCAGACGCGGCAAAGCTCCGCCAAGAGCTGGCCAAGGGAGACCAGGCCAACGAGGGTTATATCCAAGGCCTTACCCAGTCACTGAAGAACCGAGCAAACGAGCTTGGTAGTTTGTCTAATAGGGAGATTGACGCACGTCGCAAGAAATACGGTATTGATGACGGCAAGAGTGACTTTCAGCATGCTGGCGAGTGGCTATTTGAGAACGTCGCAGAAGCCCCTGTAAAGGCTACAGCTGGACGTGTGGTAACATCGCTGGCTCAGTTAGACGACGACACAAAGAAGAAAGTATATGAAGCCCTAGACAAAGCAAATGAAGACTACAAGTGGGGGCGCATCTCCAAAGATAGGCTTCGGCAAATCCTTGAAGAGCAGGCAGGACTGGACATTAACAACAAATGGAAGGTCACAGATGCCGGTCTTGCTAAGATGAACAATGGTGAGCAGCTGAAAAAGTTCATTGCAGACACTGTAGATGCTGGTGTTCAAGGGTCATCTCTAGTGCCTATGGCCGGTGCTCTCAAGCCAGGTGCTAAAGCAGCTACAGCGGCTGCTAACACCTCATGGGCAAACGCTATAGGTCGTGCCGCAAAAGAGGCCGCAGTACAAGGATCTGCCGATACTATCAACGACCAACTGCATGATCGTAGCACACCAGAAGGTACATTCCTCAACTTCATAGCTCCATTCTCTCTTGGTCTAGCTGGTAGCTCATTGCGCGGTCTAGGCAAGAACTTGGATGAGGGGGCATTACGTGCAGCCACCCGAGAGCTAGATGATGACATTAAGATCCGCAACGAACCAAAGCTAGATACTACCACCCCAAGGGAGAAGCTTGAGTCTCGCCCTATTTTGGGTGATGATTTGCGATCACGAGAAAACCCTGTCAGGAATATCGTAGATGACATCAACCTCAGAGACCGTGAGGTTCGCCCTCGTCTTGCTGAGGAGGTGGAAGCCAACACTTCAGTAAAGGAAGGCGCACCTCAAGAGGCAGTCAAGGAGGCTTCTCCAGTAGAGAAGAAGGCCATCGAGCAAGCAGAGACCAAGATCGACAATGATCCTAACATGACCCCTCAGCAAAAAGAGCAGGCAAAGACTGAGCTTGAGCAACGATCACAAGAGCTTACAGAGGAGATTAATCAGAACAAAGTTAGTACAGATGAGGCAGTAGCTAAGCAAGAAAAGGAACTAGACGGAAAGGCCCAGGAGCTTTCTGACGATATTAAGCAGGCCCGTGAGCAGCAAGTAGCTGAGACAGCTCCAGTAGAGGGTGTTCAACAGAAAGCCCCAGTACAGTCATCAGAGGTACAAGCTAACAACGCCTATGACTTTGACGCAGCAGAGGCTGCCAACCGCTCATCATCTGACCTACAAGACGACCTGATGCGTGCTATGGGATATGACATTGATGGCAAGGCCCGCAATAGTGTAGTAGGTAAAACACTTGGTCTATTACCACGAATCCAACAAGCACTAGGCAATAAACTTTCTGACGCTACAAACGAGGCAATCTCAAAGGGTATCAACTCCCGCAACAAGATTACCTCCACCCTCGCTCAAGCTCCACGAAACGTATGGAGCATGTTTGGTCGCACAGATGCAGAGCGTGCAGCCTTGAACCGCTACAAAGGCCAGATAAACAACGCTGGTGCTGTGGTAGACCAGATCGCAGCACGTCGCAACAAGGCTATTGAGAAGGCTGGTAAGGAGACAGGGTGGACTAACCCACAGATCCGTGAGATGGTAGACCGCGTGTTTGAGTCTCCAGAGGTATTGGCCTACCGGTATGGCGCAGACCACAACTACAAGATCACTCCAGACCAACTACCTGCAAGCCTACGCAGTGTCGTAGAGGAAAGTATCCAGCTCAACAAGCTACGTAACGAGATTAACCACAACCTAGGTATCATCAACGACAAGACATACGAGGCCTTTAAGGACGGTATGCATACACCACGTATGTACGACATTGACTTTTCTACCGGCAAGTATGGCGACGTTGACTTAAACAGGCTAGACAAGACAGCAGGTATTGATCGCCTTAAGTGGGACAAGATTGATGACGCAGTCAAAGACAAGCTCATAGACCCATTCTCCTCACAGGACGCCCGTCTCAAGAAGGCGTTAGAGAACAAGGCAAAGATCGACGCAGCTAATGATCTGTTCGAAAACATTGCATCGTTTAAGACTCGCCCTAATAGCGGTTTTGTGCAGCTAAAGGGTAAGCAGTACGGCAAACTAGAGGGTCGCTGGGTAGACCGTGAGATTGCAGAGACTATCGAGGGACACCCTATCTTCAAGTCTGACATTGCTAAGAGTACCCAAGGCTTGATCGACTCTTACCAGAACAGCAAGCTAGGCAAGCTAGACCGTGCAGGCAAGTGGACAAAGACAGTCGGTTCGCCTGGTACGCACGTAGGTAACATTGGATCTAACCTTACCCTATTCTCAACTGGTGCAGGTATTGATCCTGCAACTGCTGCTGCTCGTGCACTGGGCGCTGCTCGTGATCTTATGGGCAACAAGGTAAACGCAGACATTTACAAGCTGCGTAAGGCAGGTATCCTTGGTGGAGACACAGGCCGTGCGCTACGAGGCGCTCCAGAAAAGGAAGCCCTCAAGATCAACTCTCTCCTTACTCAGACAGAGAAGCCAAGCTTTAATACGCTACGCAAAGCCCTGGGTGGGCTAGAAAGTTTCTACGGCGGTACAGACGAAGCCTTCAAGCTTGCTACTTACCGAGAGCTAAAAGCCCGTGGGTACAGCGATGATGCTGCTATGCGTGTTGTACGTGAGCAATTCCAGGACTATGACAACGTTGGTCGGGCTATCAACATGGTTGCGGACTCACCAGTACTTGGTAAGCCGTTTGCTCGCTTTATCCCAGAGCTTGGTCGTATTACTAAGAACACTGCAAAGAATAACCCACTAGGTCTAGCGGCTGGTGTTGGTGGTCTAGCACTTGCGTCTGACGCAGCAAGCAAGGCTGCTGGTGAAACAGAAGCTGAGCGTAATGCTCGTGAGGAAGCTGTAGGCCAGACACGTATCCCTCTTACCTCACTCATCAACAAGGCCCTCACAGGCCGAGATAAGGACGTGTCTCTGAATATCCCTGTAGGTGACAGCTCAGTAAACATTGCTCGTGCAGTAGGTATGAACTTCCCTATTACTCCAGACAACAAGGATGCTACATCAGCTACGATTGATCAGCTTAATCCACTATCTCTGCCCTTCCGTAAGAATGCCCAGGGCGATACTGTATTTGCGCCAGAGCAAGCTGTTAGCTCACTCACCTTCCGCCCAATTGCAGACGAGCTAGCTAACCGTGACTTTATGGGTCGACAGATTGATGATCCAAAGAACAAGGTTATCTACGAAAAGGACGGCAAGAACGTTACCTCTCTCAATGGTAAGCCTTCTGAAGAAGAGCAACGCAACAACCGCCTACGTCACCTTGCTATGTCTTACCTGCCATTTGCCAACGAGGTAGACGCTATCGGTTCAGCCGCTACTAAGGGCGAGGACTACTACGGTAAGAAGCGTGATCTAGGTCAGGCAGTAGCACGTGCCCTCGGCTTTAAGGTTGAGAGCAACGACAAAGATGCACGACAGAAGCGTATCGCTAGCCAGAACTACTATGAGGATAACGTCAATAAGGTGAATGAGTTTCTCAAGCAAAACCCTGATCTGGTTGATGCATACTTCAAGATCAACAACCCAACCAAGGATCGTGAGACTGGTCGTAAGGTTGGTGACGTAATCACCCCAGAGAAATGGGATGTTGTCAACAGTGATACTTCTGGCCGTCTGTTCAACTTCATGAAGGAGCAAGCAGTACGACAATTCCGTGCAGATGGTAAGCCTATCGATCCTATCTTCCACCTTACACCTCAGCAGGCTAAGTATGTGTCAGAACTGCGTAGCCGCCCAACAGGTGAGGATGAGGAAGCTAAGGAGATTCTCCGCGCTACAGAGCCTTGGTATCAGCAGTTCGAACAAGCACAGAACAACTTCTACAAAGCACAGGCAGAGTACTTCAAGTCTAAGCCTTCTAACGACGCTACTATGAACGAGCGGGTGAAAGCCTACCAGGAAGCGTCTATGCCAGTAGAGCAGCCTGAAGCTATCAAGCAGTACTACCAAATCAAGGCAAGTGATCCAGCTGCAGCCAAGGCCTTCTACACCAACAACCAAGAACAACTCAAGGCTGCCTTTGATAAATACAACCAAGACCGTCTGGTGCGTGTCAACGCTATGCGCAGGATTGAAGGCTACCCGCCACTATCACCAGAGGTATACTTCAACAAGAGCTTTGGCTTCGACGCAAACTATGACCAGAACCAAAAGCGCGGTGGCTTCTCACGAGGCGGTGGATTTGCACGAGGTGGCTTTGCTCGTAAAGGCTTTGGCGGTGGTCGTTCAGGTGGAAGCGGTGGTCATGATAACCCATACGAGAAGAATGCCCTCAATGACGTAACTACTACACAGCTCACTCCTGTGTACAGCCCAACCAAACCTAAAGAGGCTAACCTCAACATCCTCAAGGCTGTAGTAAACGCAGCTAAAGCAGGAAGCGGTGGAAGCCGTACACGGGCTAAGCTTGGTGCTAGCGCAACTGGACGTTCACGTAAGAAATAGCATATAATAAGAAGAAAAGGATATACAATGGCTTGGCAAAACTTCTACTCAACAAAACTGTTCGCAGAGATTAGCGCAACAGATACAACCATTACCGTGGAGAAACCACCAAAGACAGCCCCGGGGCGTCTGGTAATCGAAGCACGTAACAAAGACAAGCGGGAGATTATCTCGTTCGGATCTATCTCAGGTAACCAGCTACGCGGTGTAGCACGAGGGATTGGGGGGACTACAGCCACCTCTCACCTCAAAGGTTCTGTGGTTGAAATGAACATCACCGCAGAGGATCTAGAGGAGGCGCTAAACCTCCCTAACACCCTTACTCAGTTCATCGATGAGGATATTGGTGACCACATCGTGCCTAACACCGGCCTCTACTACAAGCAGACCGGCTTTCGTGCAAGCATGGGTAGGATTGTTTATTACATCAACGGGCGCCGCTACGTAAAAGAGGTGACTGATCAGCATACATTCTCCCCCAATAAGGACACATATGTAAGCATCGATACCAACAAGGTAGAGTACTTTGATGAGTATAACCTCAACTCAGACGTACCACCGGCCCGCCCAGATCATATCCTTGTAGCGAAGGTTATCACTAACGGTTCAGGTATTGAGCGTGTAGTTCACTACAACCACGGCCCACTCTCCTCACTGCCTGGGTACACGTCAGAGATTCGCCCAATCGTTGGATTCGAGTGGATGGGTAAGCAGGTATACCGCAAGTGTCTGTCATTCCAAGGACGAGGTGATGGTGTTGAGAAGGTGTACAGTATTGACGATGTTGTAGCTAATATCGATGAGCTTGTACGCCTAGACGCATGTATCAATGTTGGTGATACGGGTGAGCGTTGGGGCAACAACTTCCGCAACCCAGCATCTCCTAACACTCAGGTGTTCATTCTCAAGTTCGCAGACTTTGGTGGTAAACGACAGCTCACTTACACCTCAGGACAGGACGGTAAGATCAATGTCATCATCGAGTTTACAAAGCGGTTTGAGTAAAAAGTGACAAATAGGGCGCTACTATACACTGGCAAATAGCTGGTGTATAATAGTGTAAAAAGGTAAAAACAAACAATGGCAGAGAATCAATCAATGAACCGGTGGGAGATTAAAGAGATGGTCGACAACGCCATCCAGGCCCACGAAACTCGCAAAGAGGGAATGTTTGTCCCTGTGTATATGCTTGAGCTTTATAAGAAAGATATAGAGGCCAAGGTACACGATCTAGAGGGGGGTGTAAAAGAACTAAAGGACGCGGCACAGGACGCTAAAGAGCGCAATAAGTGGCTATTCCGATTGGTAGTTGGTGCAGTGCTCACGTCGTTTATTCCTATCGCTATTGCCTTACTCAGCAAAAACGGAGGCATGTGATGAACAATATCATTGCTTGGATCAAGAAAGATTGGCTGCTTAAGATTCTAACAGTGATGATGTTGTTCAGCCTTTCATTTAGTATCTATACTCTATACAAGAGTCTTACTCTTCAACCAGGCCAATCAATCACCATCAGTGGTGGAACAAAAATAGAAAAGCCGATTACCCAAATCGTAGACGCAAGACTGAATGGATCAGGTAACCTAGTAGTCACATACTCAACAGGCGAGTCCAGGGAGGTTGGCACGGTCACCGGTAAGGATGGAGCTGATGGTAGACCGCCTACCACACAAGAGATTGCTCTAGCTGTAAAGGCCTACTGTCTGACAAACAAATGTTCTGAATCACCCACAAGCGCCCAGGTACTCCAGGCGGTTTCTGCTTTTTGCGAGAACGGTCAGTGTACAGGTAAGACAGGTAAAGACGGTAAAAGCGCTACAGACGAACAGGTAGCAGAGGCAGTAGCAAAGTATTGCGCTAGCGGTAAATGCCAAGGGGCGACAGGTGTGGCAGGAAGTAATGGCACTAACGGTGTTGATGGTAAGGACGGAAAGGATGGATCATCTCCTCAGCTGGCCTGCGTCAACGTCAAGGATAACTCAGGCAACCAAACATCATGGGTAGCATGGAAGTACGAGGGTGAAGCAAATACCGCGTACCGTCGGCTATACAAGATCGATGGTGATAGCAACTGTATTAACATTTAACAAGGAGAAAAGTTATGAACGACTTTCCAACAGCAGTCGACATTCCTGTCGAGCAAGACCAGTTAGGGGGTGACAGTGGCTCAAGTGTATAACCCAAACCTCAACATCCCAGCTCAACGTGGCTGGTGTTTGAAGTATGTGGATGACGCTACTAACGCCCCTAGCCGCACACCAAGAGCACGTGCTGCGTATCTTAATGAGCTTAATGCCGGCCGTATCAACACCGGTGAGCTACCTTGGGATGAGTGGGTGTATGGATTCCTGGACTTTACTGTAGGCGAGTATACAAACGATGGTCACGTGTTTATCATCAAGCGTCACCAAGGCGGTATTGATATTCACGACTCAGAGGTTCACTCAGGTGCTCGTAATGTCTACCACTCTATTGAGGAGCTACTTGCATGGTTTGGTATGTACCGTCCTGTCTACACAGGTTGGAGCGGATCATGTGATGGCCGCACAATGCAAGAGGCTGTACGTGATCGCCAGGATGAGATTAATTTCTTGAACGGTCTATACCACCAGATCCTTGAGCGTGACGTAGACGATGCAGCTAAGCAGCACTACCTTAGCCAGATTGATAAGGGCTGGAACTGGGAACAGATCAAGCAGGATCTTATCAACAGTGCAGAAGGTAAGGTTGTAGCAGAGCGAGTAGAGGCTCGTAACCGTGCACTACGTGAGGCATATGAGTCAGAGACACACGAGATTAGTCGTCTTTACCAGGACATCCTTGGCCGTCTACCAGACTCACAAGGGCTTGAGCATTACCGCAATCAGATCCGGAATGGCTGGAACTGGACAATGGTCGAGCAAGATCTACTTAACAGTGCAGAGAGCAAACAACGCCAAGAGCAAAAAAAGTCTGAAGCTCGTGCCGCTGAAGAGGCCAAGAAGAACGAAGGTGAAGGTGCTGCAAAGCCAGAGCCAGAGACTCCAGCTCCTGAGCCTACGCCTCAGCCAGAAGTAGAACCATCTACTCAAGACCGTGCAGCTACTCCTCAGCCCGATGATGCTCATCAACCAGAAACGCCCGCAGAGACCCCTGAGAGCCCCTCAGAGCAGCCTAAAGCTGAAGAGACTACAACTATACTAAAAGACATTCGTAACCTACTACAGGCCATTCTAGACGCTATTGTAGGTATCTTTAAAAAACAATAGGAGAAAACAATGGAAGCACTAAGTCTACTTATCGTACCAGCAATCGTCAAGATCTTTGACATGCTCAACAAAAAAGAGTGGGGTGGTATCGGCAAGGTTATACTTGCTGTTGCTGCTGGTATTGGTTACCACTTTGTAACTGGCAACTTTGTGTTCACAGACGCAGTATTGTACGAAGGTATCGCCTTTGGTTTGCAGGCTGCTGGCCTTGTGACTGTGGCTGCCAAAGCAGGTAAGCGGTAATGTTTGGCGGGTATCTACGGCCATTCCATATCGAAAGCTTTCTCTCTCGTCACTCAGGTGGTGGCGGGGGAGGGGCTGCACCCGCACCTCAAGAGAACCGTCTGCCTAATGATGATCTGAATAGTTGGTTTAAACCAGGGTCAGTATTAAACCCTTCGACAGAGAAAGGGCCAATCGATGGTAAGCCCGCGTATGCTTTTGTTGCTAATAACCCAACCACATCACAGCTTATCTTTATGGGCAAAAACAATTTCCCTAACCATGCCTACTTTAATATCTGGGCAAAAGGTACAGGTAGTTTTGTTATGATGGTTCAGCGTCGTGCGGGTGGATGGAATATTTATGGCCAGAAAAATCACACCCTGACCAGCAGCTGGAAGCAATATACGATTGAGTATACTGCATCAGGTTACGACCCGAACGACATAGTCGGTTTTAAGATTGATACCCGTGGTGCTGCTAACGCGCCTACTGACATGCTTATCTCTGCCCCAAGTATTACAGACTCTGCACCAGAGCCTCCGCGCCCACAAGCTCCAGCAACACCGATAGGAGACGGTACAGTACGTGACCGGTGGATGGAATGGCTCAAGTCTCAGGGCGCTACAGGCTACCACCTACACGAGCTAGAGATTAGCTGGCTACAAAAGCTTGGTCATACTGGTACGTTTGCTGATATGGTTATCCAGAAATGGCAAACAAAAGACGCACTAAGGGACTGGTTTTTAAATAATTAGTATGCTATACTGATAGTGTCAAAATAAACACTTGACATAAAACTCCTCCTTTCCAAGAAGACTCCTACTGCCCCCCTGTACGGTAGGGGTTTTCTTGTTGTATAATGGGTGTATGAAGAAACGTAAATCAAATAGAAAATCACTAGTCAATAAGTTGGATAGACTATTCTCAGAGTATATCCGTAAGCGAGATACCAAGGATGGTATGTTTATCTGTGTGTCATGTGGGCGCACACTCCCGTATGAGGAGGCAGATGCAGGACACTTTATCAACCGCAAATGGATGCCTACCCGCTGGGATGAGACAAACGTACACGCCCAGTGTCGTAGGTGTAACAGGTTTGATGAGGGTAACATCCCAGAGTACTACAAGTTCATGATCAATAAGTATGGTGAGGCTCATGTAAATGAACTTCTCAAAAGAAAAACCTCTGGTGAAAAAATATCTAACATCGAACTTGAACGATTGATTGGGTATTATGGTGATATGCTCGATGGCTAAGGAAGGGCCTCTAGTCGAGGCCTAACCTTAACTATTGAGTGCTCGCTTTAGCATCTCACTTGCAGCCTGCTTAGCAATTTGCAGGCCTTTTTCTTTACCAGCATCAAATCCAAGTTCGTAACCTTTCTTAGCTCCAAGCCGGTACATTTCTTTCATATCCTTCTGGGTAAACATTTGATCTGCAATGTCTCTCTCTAATGCAATCTCTTGCTTACTCCAGAGGCTCTTGAGCCATGCGATAAACTTCCTCACAGTTTAGTTTCCTCCAGTATATAGCCTTCGCTATCCATTCTTACTCTCACTATCTCCGCTGGATGATTCGAGATTGATAGCAAATGTTTTAGATCCTGTGCATTCTTCTTGCGGTAAAACACTACGGGGGACAGATCGCTCTTGACTATGTACTTCGTCTCGATACTCTCTGGCTTCCCTCTCTCTATCGGTGGCAAGCCGCTGAGCGTCCGCTTTAGAAATGAATCTACCGCGGCTATCCCTTTCTCGGTTTTCCACCATTTCCCGAAACCTCTCTTTGTCCATCCTGGCAAACCCTTTTTTGACACGCCTTATACCTCCATTATATCCGCCAAGGATGCGGTAGGCAGGATGCAGTCTCTCCTCTAACATCTTGCCCCATGATCCCCATTTGCGGTTTACTGTTTCTATACGCTTCCTGTCTCGCTCTCTCATCGTACACCCTTTGCCTCATCTCCCCATGATCGCATAAGTGACTGACAGCCATTAATGTGTAATGTCACACCCTTTACCACAGCCTCTAGACGCTCACGCTTACCCTTCACTTCTGCCATACGTAGTGTGATATTACGCTCCATCTCTGCCATACTCACACGCTTACCAGCCTCCAAAGCTTCTGCCCTATCACCAGACTCCTCAGACAATACCTTGTACTCTAGCTGCCTGTAGGCCTGGATAAACTCTGCATAGTGATCATACAGGATAGTAGCATAGCCAAGAAACTCGGCTAGGTGGGAAGGCAGGACAGCCGGATTCTGTCCCACCTTCTGCTTTACATAATCAAGCTTGAGCTGGCGGAGTTTGTTAATTACCTCCTCAGTCTTCATTATACCCCGAACAACTCTCCGACCTTATCAAGGGTCTCATTGCTGATAGGTTGACCTGGCTGCTCTGCAATAGTATTCGCTGGTACTGCAGCAGGTTGGATCTGGATTACCTCTACACCAACCTTCTTAGCGATAGCATCCACAGTCTCTTTAATGGACAAGATCATCTCAGCCATGTCGTCAAGCTGTGTGCTCGACAGTGAAGGTTGAGCTGCAGATTGTGTGGTAGGTGCGGACACACCTTGTGGTGTCTGCATACCCTTGAACTTCCAGTAGTTGGTACCCTTCTTGCTCGTCATCTGTACAAGCTCACCGTAGATATTACCGGTGGTTGGTACGTTGCCTTGCTTTTTGTTCAGCATAACACCACCGTCAACACCTTCAAACGTACACCAGTAGCCCTGGAATGTACCGTGCTGCGTGCTGAATGGTTCGCCCATTGGGCTGAATGATGTTAGGTTATAGAATTGTGCCATTATTTTGTACTCCTTAGTTCTCGTTTAACTTGTTTTTCTAGATCCTCAGCGTAAGCTTCCATTGTCTGGTGCATCAGCTCGAGCATAGCTACGCCGCTTTCAATATTACCTTCTCCAGCAATAAGGGCTTTACCATCTGCACGCATGATACAGATAAGCCCACCGTCATAGCCCTTGAGAATGTCAGCGACGTTCTGTTTAGTTTCTTCTTTATCCATCGATACTCATCTCCATAAATCGTTTATATTGTTCTGGGAATTGGTTCTGCAATTTGTCCATCATTTGATCTGGGGTAAGCCAGTTCCAATCCTCATATTGTCTGTATAGCTTCACCTTATGCATATCTAGTAATGCAACAAACGGTGGTAGTTTCTTTGTAATGAATACTGTTTTTAGATCATCTATCTCCTTGTCTATCTCCTCCTTATATTCTAGTGGATTAATTTTGAACGAGGCAACACGGTAGTCATCGGCATTCAAGTATTGCAAGTATGCCTCCGATACATTATCGCCCAGACAGTAGTAAGCTAATTGAATTGCGTGATGGTAGTATGGTTGGTCTTCTCTGTCTACCCGTTGATACGCCATCTTGGTAACAGACTTAATCTCGTGGTATACCATCGTATCACCAACCTGCTGTGCCATGTCGATATACCCAACACCGCCACGGTAACTACCTGGTTTCTGAAATGTGAATGTACCTGCAAGCACATTGCCAGGCTCTGCCTCTACTGGTGTGTTGTCTTCTACCTTGCTTGCGTCAATACCCGTAAGAAACTTGATGGCCCTATCCTCTACGTCATTACCTCGGACGAACTTGCCAAGCAGAAACGCATCGATCTGATCAGGCACACCAATCAAGCTAAGCACGTTCCACAGCAGTGGGCGAGAAAGTTTACCACCACTCACCTTACCTGACGGAGTATGCTTAGCCATCCTCTCCTCGTTATCTGCTATAAGCTTCTCGTGGATCTTTTCAGCAAATGCACGCACCCGTGTAGCAGGTGGTGTACCGTTTAGTAGATCACGTGTTGGAATCTTAACTCCAGCTGGCATCTATGTCTTCTCCTAGTCCTAAATTATTTACTGCTAAATCTCTGTTTGATTGTGAGTCTAATTCAAAGTAGAGACCATAGATACGTTCAATACCTACACCTCTCTTGTATAGCTCTGCAATCAATTCGTCATTTTCGTATGCTTCCATACTCTCATTCTACCTTATAGTTTATATGGCTGTCAACAGTTGTGGTTGTTAAATATGTTATGCACGGTATGTCTTGCCAAATCCGAACTTAGTATTAAATTCCTCTTCAGTCACATCTCTTGCTGAGGTAGGAATCCAGCCATCCTTTGGTTCAGTAATACGTGTCTTGTCCCAGTCAAACCCAGCAATACGCTTCTCGTAATCGATAGCCATATTCCTAGCCTTCACTACCTTACAGAAAAACTTGTCTGTCTCAAACTCATTGTCTAGGTTCTTACGTGATGCTACCAGGATAACGTCTGCGTCATACCCAATAGCAGCAGTGCCCATCAAGTCCTCTGTCTCAATCTCAAACCATTTACGTTTGAACTTACCACTCTCTGCCTTACGTAGTGACACGATGACAATGAACGGTACTTCATACTTAAGGGCCAACTGCTTCATGAGCTTAGACATCTTTGCTACTTCCTCATGAGTCATACCTCGGCCTAGATATTGTAGATAGTCAAGCACTACTAGCTCTACACCTTCCTCAATACCAGACTCAAAGATCTTCTCTAGATGACGGTAGTCAATCTGATATTCTGTCTGAAAGTAAATGTCTAGCCCCTCGATAGTACCACCATTCATATGGCGGAAGCGTGAACCTGCCTCTCCCTTACGCATCTCAAGTGTAATGAATAGTACACCATGATTCTTGGCTACATTCACTGCAATGTTTTGTGCAAGGGCAGACTTACCGTTGTTTGTCTCACCACCAATAAGGGTAAGCTCTCCAGGCTTCAGTCCACCAATCCTCTCATCAAGGCTAGGCAGTCCAGTAGTAAGACCAGACACCTTGCCCCATGTCTTAGCAGCTTCCTCAATCTCATCAGCAATATCAGAGATATGAACAATGCCACCCTCTTCAGCCGACTCACGAGTAGACAGCTCTTGCTCACCACCAATGACAATGTCCTCAAGGGTTTCGCTAGATAGCTTCTTTACATCCCTTAGGACGGCTTGGGCTCGCTTCTCTCTGAGCTTTGACTCAACAGCTTTCTCAACCTTGTCGTCTGCCACTGTGTCTCCTTTCTCCTTTCTCGCAAGTGCTTGAATAACCTGCGTCTTAATTCGTTTGTATTCTTTGCTAGCTCTGCATACTGCTCAGCTGCGTCTATATCGCTCTCAACATAGTACTCAGCCATCATCGCAAAAGCTTTTGCCTGCTGATCACATAGCCTTATCTCATCACCTATGAGGGAGAGGTGGCGCTGCATGTCTTCGATAGATTCATTGACAGACAACTCCAACCTTTCGCTCTCACTAAGCTCATTGAGCATTACGGCTTCAGCACCAAGGTCTTCGTATTCTCCCATTCAATAGCTTCCTTTATATCACTAATAGCTTTATCGACAGCTCCTGTTCTATTAAAGTTCGGTATCGTGTTAGGGGTGATATATACAACTAGATCCTCGCCCTTATTTAATATATCACGATGACCGTTTAGCACATCTACTATTGAGCCGGCTGTAGTCACGTCATGATAGTTGTTGACAGCAAAGCATAGTCGTCTGATAAAGCTAGGGCTAGCCACAGCAACCAAGTCAACAGGATTAAGTGGATCACCAAAGTCATTCAGCTTTACCTCTATCCACTGTGTCTCCTCTGCGCTCATGAATGTAGTAGATACCCTAGCACCACTTATATATAAGGCGTTGATTATCTCAGCAAGCTTCTCTGCACCAAGCATTACATCCTCAGCATCGTAGCTAGCTGACACACTAGCATTGATATACACACTAACAACCTTGCCCGTCATGTCGCCATTGATATTCGTACCGAACACCTCAGGCTCTCCAGACATATACCTGCCCATATCCAGGTAATCACCAGTGACATTATATTCTACATCGATACCAGACGTGTGTATATTCTTAATGTACTTCTGTTGAAAACCTTTAGGCAGTAGCTCATGCCTTTTATTTCTAAACAGATCAATGGCTTGGTCTAGAGACTTAGTGCCGTACCAACCATTATTATGGGTGTAGGTACTAGAACCAGACTTTGGTTTATGGTTTGACACATAGTCAACAAACGCTCTTATGTTCGGTGCAACAATTGCCGGCCTCCTGCCTTCATCCCTGCCTGTCAATGTCCTTTTAACCCAGCCGGCATAAACCTCTCCATCTTTTTTTAACTCAGCCCAATCACGAGGTAATAACATACTACCTCCCAAACAGACTACTAGAGGCGGAGTGTTCGTAAGCTTCGTTGGCCTTAGCTACAACATCATCGACATACTCACTTGGCACATACGGCTTGAGTACTACATCCCAGATAGCTTGGATAGACCAGTTAAGCTTATGCAAGGCAACCGCCTTCTGTGTTGTGCGTGGTGTGATCATCGCATCAATACTGCGTCCATCACACCATGACCGTGCAGCAGCGATAGCATTATAGATAGCAGTGTTTTTTTCTGCAATAGCACGCTCAACCTTCTCATCAATATTCCAGTGGAAGATTGTGAACCGATCAAGTGTAGCTGCATCAAGACGGTTACGCCCTACATATTTTATACTCTCGCCTTTACCGTAGGTGTTGGCGGTAGCGATAAAGTGAAAGTCTTTGTGTGCCTTCACCTGTTTATCAGGGAAGCTACAGATACCATTACTTAAGGCAGAGTTGATCTGGATCAATACATTACTATTACCTGCATCAATCTCATCCATCACAAACACACCGCCCTTCTCATAGGCTTGCCGGAATGGAGTAGTACGATATGTACCACCCGCATCAATGAATCCAACAATGTCAGATTTGCTTGTCTGTGCACCAACGCTTAGTGAGTAGAATTTCAGACCAAGGGCTTCTGCCACCTGTGCTGATGCATGCGTCTTACCGCTACCAGCACTACCAGTAAGCATGACGTTCAACCCTGCACCTACCATATTAATTAGGACGGGCAACTGGCCGTGTTTAATTCCCTTGACTAGGTTAGCTCCATTGTCGGTTACGACCTTGAGCACCTGCTGCTTTTTTATTTCTTCTCGGAGTACCTTAAGCTCTCCGTCCAACCTGTTATCAAGATGATTAGATACGGCCTCGTCCAATTCCTGTGCGAGGTCATCCCATTTGTTTAGCTTTAGCATTTTCCACCTTTTCAATTATTTTCTCAAATGTTACATACTGCTTGACTGTCATCCCCATTGGGTCTTTCTCAAGCTTTGCATAGGTTTGCCTAGTGACCCCCATAATGGAGGCCACATACTCTTGGCTTAGTTTAGCTTTCTTTCTTTGTCTCTTGATCTGCTTCGGTGTTATCATTCAATACCTCAATAGCTGACTCAATAAAGTTACTTGCGTAGATCATAGCCAGAAAGTTAGCACCTGCCTTGTCTGTACCTACAGCATCGGGTAACTTCTTACGCATGTCCTTCATAGTGGATACGACATAGTCATCAAAGAATGTAGCGATGGCAACACCCTTAGCTAGTCGCATCATCTGTGCCCGGCGGTACTCATCCTCAAACCATTTCTCTGGACTCTTGAATACAAAGTCAATTGATTCATTGTGTACCTCTCGTAACTTCTCGAGATACTCTTCTGTTTGCTCTTTAAAACCTTTACTCATTTTCTTCCTCCCGCATTAAACCTTCAATATATTCTTTATGTTTAGCAATGTCCCTATCTGCTCTAAGCTCTTCCTCTGTCACCTTATCTCCCATCTTGTCTATTAGTTTTGTTATATACTCTTGTGTGTACTCTCGCGCTTCGATAAACTTCTTAGCTTTCTTTACCGCGCTAGCATCCTTCATCTTTTTCTTACAATACTCCAGCAACACTGGTGGCATCCCTTCTCCGTTGGTCTCTATATACTTAGCAAGCAACATCGTCTCAATGCCACCAATATCATCGGTCAGCCCAGAGGTGCTCTTAAGTTTCTTTAGCATCAGTCGTTACACTCCACTGTTTCGAACATGTCGCCAATCTTATGATCGATTATCTTTTCTCTCTTTGTTGCTGTGAGCTTTCCTGCTGCTGATTGTTTATTCTTGGTGAGCACCAGCTCTACATCGTCGCCATTCTCCTTAAACTCTTTTACCCAGTACCCGCTATGATGCCGTATCATGTAGTGCCTGTAACGAAACACGTCTGGCTCAAGAGAAAAATCTGTGGCGATCATTACTATGCGTTTTGCTTTGTCGTCTGGTATACACCTGGTTGTCATTTTAATTTGACCTATACCAGGATAGATAGTAGCTACCTTTCTCCCGTGATAAAACATGTTAACCCTGTTGCTCGGAGTCTCGCGGAGTACTTTACACCCCAGGTTCTCAGCCAAATTAACAAATGTGTAGTAGTTCATTATTCAATTATCCTCACAAAATGTATCTCTTTACCAAATAGTTTTACTAGAACATCCTTCTTGTCTTGTGTCATATATGTGTCCGCCTTATCTGCATCACCAACCATCTCGACCTGTGCGACAAATGAGTTGTAGTATTTCTTCATATCAACACTCTTGACATACATATGGTTACTATGCCTAGCAACAAGACGGTTGCGACGTTCGGTGTATGGAGTGTCAACAAATTTGTTCAAGGCCGACACAAACGATCGCCTGTACTCGATTGGTACACTGCTGGTATCTGCCCAGTACGCAAAGTCTTTATCCATAAAAATCTTTGCACACAGCTTACTGCTGTAATAAACATCAACACAATACTTATGATCTTGTACTGTGATCTGTTTCTGTTTAATTGTTTCTTTAAATACATCAAGATTCATTACATCTTCACCTGCTTAGTGATAGCGTTGCGCACACCACGGGTGTATGCCTTAGCCTGGGCAGTATCGAGCCGGCGGTTGATAGCATCTACGATAGCTTCACGGTCACTAATCTCTGCAAGCATCTGATCCTTGTAGGCTTGTAGCTCCTCTTCGGGTAGTCCGTCTACTGCCTCTTGCATCTCAAACATAGGTGCTTGTACCTCTGGTTGAGGCGTAGCCTCGTGCTGGGGTGTAACCCCAATCTGCTCAAAGTCCTCGTGCGGTTCAGGGTGAGTGCCCTTGATAACTGCACGCGGGATCGCGAACGACTGGACTGCATCACCTAGGGCTGCGCTATTACGTTCAGCGAGTAGCTCCTCGGTCGATGGTGTGTCAATCATCATATCATTGTATGGGCTAGTGTTGTATGGGCTGCGCCCCCGCGAGCTAGGCTCGTATTGCCCAATGTGTTTCTTGTATTCTGTCATAGCTTCCTCCGTTTCATGTTTACAGTGTCCGCGCAAGTGATCACTCAGTGTGTCGAACTGCGCCCACTTGTCGTTAGTTTCTTGGTTTAGTTTTGGTGTGTTGTAGTTCATTTATTCCTCCTACTTGGCTTCGCCATTAATTAATTGTTTACTTTGTTCTGGTGTGATAGGCTCAGCGATATAATCATCTGCCCTCCCTGTTACTTCTGGCAATCTACACATATCATCACTGTGCCCGATCACCTTATTGTTGTACACAAACACTTTGCTGTTGATTGGTGCACACCCAAGGAAGGCCCAGCCTTTACGGGTGATAGTCCATGTTCGTGCTACCTGTCTGTCATCTACCATAACCCTAGCTACCAATCCATGTAGTCGTAGCTTTGTGATCTGTGACTTGATACCATATGGTCTGTCAATGTACGCCATGTCTATCCAGCGTGGATCAAGAAAGCCATTACTTACTTGCTCGTGTGTAAGCCGTGCCATATCCTTTAGCAGATATACCATAGCCGGTGTGACCTTGTACTTGTATACCTGGATAGTCTGGCCACAATGCTCACACTTACCAGGCTTAATCTTGTCACTCACGATAGCCTCCCAATCTCATCTAATATTTTATCTTTGAATATCTCGACAGTAGCATAGACTATCGTTATACTGTCATCGCCCCACTCTTCTACAAGAGCTGCCGTCTTGGCTGCCACCTCATCCATGTCAATCTCGACATTCTCTATTAGCTCTTGTACTTTGTGCTTAGTCATCAACATTGATTACCTCCGCTCTTAATGCAAACCCCTGCTTCTCAGCTAACTCCTTAGCATTGTATACGCCACTTTCACTATAAGCCTTTGCCGCCTTCTTGTTTGTAGTCACTGTTGTTTCGTGCTCATTAATATAAATGAGATATAGACTTAGCTGTGGGTCTGCGCCAAGGATCTTTAGCTTGTATGTTTTCGGCTCACGCTTATTAACCGGGGTGCTGGCATATGCACAGATAACCTTGAAGAAAAGATTATGGTCGTAGCCTGCGGTAACATTTCTTACGTTCATCATACCCTGCACATCCACAACAACGTAGGCAATTATCTCGCCGAACTTATCTTTTATGTCAATGTATTTTGTGCCATAGGTTTCGTTCTGCTCCGGCCTAAGGCCTAGGGCCTCTATCGATTCTGTGAATTGTTTTGTTGTCATGTGTTTAAGTTTCATATTTATCCTCCTTGGTATTATCTTTTAATATCCTGCTCGATATGGACAACCGCGATATGGCGCGTCAACCCTATAGCTAACACCACCATTGAGCAGAAAGCTATCAACTCTTTATGCTCTGCGCTTACCATCCCCGCTATGAATAGGTAAAATCTATATAGCGATATTACTACTGTGTAGAGTATTATTGGCAACAGTATCGCTGTCGCAAGCATCGCTGTGTATCTAATGATATTCTTGATCATGTTATACTCTCCTTCTATCCATCTACCCACTTCCAGAAAGCGTAGCACCCAGCTGCTGTAAACGATAGTGTTGTTAGTAGCAGAGCAAAGTACCAAGCTTCTCGCGGTGAGACGATGCCAGCTAACACCCACATACAGACAGTATGCATTGCTCTTCCTACCACTACCAACATAACCGGCGAGAAGAGGACGAGCAGTAGTTTTGCTATGTATTTTACCCTACTCATCATCTTCGTACTCTTCTATATCTATGTTAATGCCTAGTGCTTCAGATATTTCATCTTTCGCTGCTTGTATTCCGTAAATACTAAACAGATCAGCCCCGTATTTACTTCTGATGAAAGTAAAGCGTCCGTTTTCGTCTCTACCTGCAAAGTATAGCTTGTCATTACTTTTATCTGGTTTGTAATATAATGCAAAAAAATCATCACTCATACATCGCCACCTTCGTTGCTAGGATACCCATACGCTCACGTGGTGTTAGCCCGCCTCGCATGCCATACTCTACATCTCCAGTCATCAGTGCATCTGCTAGGCACTCACCCTTTACCGGACACTCCGCACAGATTTTACGTGCATCATTGTAGTTGTTGTACCCGTTGTACTCATCAGCATATGCTTTGTTCGCCGGGAAGAAAGCTTCCGGGTCTGTTTGCGCACATAGTGCACTGCCTCGCCATTTATTCTCCATATGTTATCTCCTTGTCACTTTTGCCTTCAAAATAAACTATAGTGTCCGCTGCATCTCGCACCTTATCCATAGCGGTTCTCAGCTCGTCTACCACATCGTCAAGCCCATACTGTTTTGCTCGTGCTATTAAGTTGTCGCTCAGATAGTCAATACCCATTTCTGCATCGTATGTGTATGCATACTTCAGTGGTGTTGGGTCTTGTAATAGTTCTTCCATTTGTTCTCCTGTCACAGCTTTACCTCCTCTTTAATTTGGGTTAGCTACCACAGCCGTTAGGATAAAACCAGTAGCAAATGATACCAACAACCCAAGTGCTATTACATTGTTGTAGAATCCAAAGCATGTTGCTATTGCCATAGCAGAGAATACTATCACCGATAAGAATAGTGACAAGATGATAGCAAACATCGTAATCATTCCTGCAATCTTAAGTTTATTCTTCATCGTCTAACCTCCCGAATAGTTTATTTTCTATCATTGCAACTACCCAGTCTGTAGCGGCAGTTGGTGGTGTGTTGCGGTTCTTGTGTTGCTCTTCCCACATATCGTACTGCGCCCGGATAATCCCCATCTGGATAAGGCCCATAATCTCCTTGGCCTTCATACCGTTGTTGGTTGATTTGTCTAGAATCTCTAGAATCTTTTGCTTCATCTGTTACCTCCTTTATTTTCTATTATCTACTACTCGTATACAGTAGTACACAATCAGTACTGCTGTTACGGTTAGCATGCCAACTGCAATGGCTTCCTTATTGTCTGGTGATACTGCGCCAGCAATCAGTAAGAATAAGCCGTACACTATATTCGTAATCAGTCGCATCACTATCACAGATAATATTAATACAATAACCATTAGTATTCGTCTAATCATCTGCACCTACCATCGCTTGATACTGCACTAGTGTGCTTATCGTTTTATCAATTGCTATGATTGCTTCGGCTAGTTCAAGGCGGTAGTCTTGGTCTACCTCTGCTAGCTCGTGCGCCAGCCAGTCTTGCACATTTACTAGGTTGTCTATTGCTGTGTCTGTGTTCATGCCTTCAGTTCCAGTGCGGTGATCCTGCACCCGCTCTTATCAAATGTGTGGTAGATACCTGCCTGTGTGTAGTTACCCAGCAGCGCCTCGTTGTGCTTTGGTGATTGCTTCCACATCTTTAGTGTGTGTGCATCATCTAGTGTGCACTCTGCCAGGTTCTCTGTTGCTGCGTAATACCCATCCTCGATACTGATCGTGCTCATGTTCTGTGCCGTGATCCATGATTCCCCATTAGGTCGTGTGTGATTCCAACACTTCTCACCACACTCTGCTACCTCTGTTGCTCGTACTTGTGCTGCTTGTGTACTGTCAGAGTTAGCCTGTAGTGGGGCAAGCCCCTTCTCTTTACGGTACTCATTGATCTGATCTAGCAATGGTCGTGCTGGCTTCTCCTGTTTGGTCGTGCTCGAGATTGGCTTTTCATCAAGCCAGGTATAATCTGTTGGATGCATCTGTCCATAGATCCAGATGCCCGCAAGGGTGATAGCGTACAGGTACGCGAGTACCAGTGGTACTAATATTAGTATTAATTTCTTTTTACTCATCATCCTCTCCTAGTAGTTTAGCTACGATAAGCTCACGCTCTTTGCCTCGTGATCGTAGTAGTGGTGTCTCCATATCCTCGTCACCATCGCATACGATCAGTGCTAGCAGCTCACGCTCACTTGCTCGCTTGATATACTTCTGTGCTTTCTGTTCGTTGTATGGGCTTACAGTATCCTCTGCTACTCGTGCCCAGTGATTGGTTTGTTCCTTTGTCATGGTTAGTTCCTGTCACATTCGTAACTTGTTAGATGATCTTTGGTGTAGGTGCTACAGCTGTAGCTTTGGAATGCTTTCTTCTGTTCTGTGCTGGCTTCAGGTGCACGGTATCCTACTGCTATGATAAGCAGCAGGACAAGTGCGATGATTGCTAGGATAAGTGAGTTGGTTTGTTGTTCTTTCTTTGTCATAATTCCTTCTCCGTATCAAAGTCTGGTGTCTCTACTGAATCCAGTAGTTGCTGCATTGTTACGCGTTTAAGCTCCATGTTTAGTCTTCCTTGTATACTCGTGTTGATACTTCCCAGCCGTCACCGTCTAGTACTGTTTCCATGATGATGCCACCGTGTGTTGCGGCTACCTCTGCGGCTTCGAACAAATCCATTTGCTTGTTGCGGCCAGTGAACTTGCGCCCGCCCCAGGTCTTGCCGTCCTTCACTACTGTGTATACTGTGTCCTCCGTCATCTCAGGGTAAACGCTGCGGCAGCCCTTGACTTGGCCAAACTGTGTAAGCAAGTACATGTCGTGCTCATTGCCTTCGTCGTCCTGCACCTTGGCAGCAACAACCTGGTAGCTCCAGTTAGCGTAACTTGGTGTGTAGTAGCCGACCGTTTCGTAGTCAAGCCCTCGTAGGTCTTTAGGCAGCCAGCTCTTGGTGGTCTCACTCATAGCCTTGATTGTTGCGTAGTTGATCTTGAACATTTTCGTTATCCCCTGTAATACTTTATATGGTTATTAGTGTAAATAATTTACGTTTATCTATTCTATATTTAATCTCCTCTCGATTAATCTTTTATTTGGTTTGGCCTAATTGTAAAGGTTCGGTAGTGGTTGCTAGCAGCTCTTCCGGTTAAGTTCCGCTGTAGGGGCTGGCCCTTGGCGTCTGCTTCTTTCTTAACTGTCTTTAGTATAGCAAAGCCCAATAGAAATGTAAAGACTTTTTAACAAAATTAGAGGACTTTTTTATCCCAAGTTATCCACAGGACAATGACACAATAACGCCCAGTGAGCAAGTCACGTTTTGCGCGAGAGAAAGCCAAGCCTTCCCCTTACTTGTCATCACTTAAACCACTATCTAGTATTAGGAGATAACACACAGTACAGCAGAACATAAAATACACAGCACACACAATCACATTAGGCTATGTCTCGGGTGACTCTGTCACGTTTGCCGCGAAAGAAAAACAAGCCCACCAATCTCTCTTCATTCCAATACAGAGAGTAATTAGTAGAGAAGTGAATACAAGTCACGTGCACTAATTAAGCCACACTCCAGGAGCTTTGCAACGGTACATATGTTCCATGTATTACACCTGTTATCTATATATATACAGGGCTAACAGGGGTCAAACATCGCATAATGCATATTGTACGAACCATAGTGCCCCCCACCCCGCCTTGCGTGAGGTCTCCATATATGGTACTCTTAGGATAAAGGTTACCCCCACTTTGATACAAAAGTGCTAAAACTAGCCCCAAATCACCCCAAAATGTATACACAATTGCCCCTCTGGTGTACACAGGTGTACACAAATTGGCCCGGATTTAGACTTTTGTGTACACACCCGTGGTGTGCGACAACACAAAGTGATACAATTGAGGGGTAAATCAACGTAACTTGCATTTTCCCTGTGGAGAAAGTTGTCTCGACCACTGTTGAGGCAGTCTGGTTTCCCGCGGAAAAGCTGGAGGAATCATGCGAGAATACAGCATTAGAGAGTTTAGAATGAAGCTCAAGGAGGCGTTTGAGGCTGCTGAGAGCGGAGATGTGTACATTACCCGCAAAGGACAGCGATACAGGCTGTCTGTGGAGTCTGTAAGCCGGCAACTAGATCGGCTGGCAGATGAGCATGCAGCGGCCGAGCGTGAGCTTTATGGGACTCCTGAGGTAACCCCCACCCCAGAAAATCTGGAGCAACCAAAACCCGCGGAACAGCCACAACAGACAGGTTTACCATGCTGTAATCAATCCAGTCCCTGTAAGCATTGGAGATGGGACGCTCAGCTTGCGATGTGGCAGAACATCCTGACTGGCGAGATACGCGAGGCTCAGTAGTGGACGAGCGGGGTTAGAGAGGCGGCATAACAAAAGAGCCCCCGGGTCTTAAGGGCTCTGATGTTTGTGCGTCCGTCATTGCACATCTCTATATTACAGGACAGACACCTATGTGTCAAGTGACCGTAGGTCGGGCTAGCCAGTAGGCTAGTTGTTTTTCGGGATCTTCATGATATGCTCTGCGTCTATTGCTTTATCTGTGCGGACACTGGGCACTTCTGCTGGGGCGTCTAGGCTGAATGTGATGGTCTGCTCTGTGTGCTGGATGCTTTTCTGTGTTGGTGTACCGACCTTTTGGCGGATAAACTCTGTTGCCAGATCAGCCCGCACCTTTTCAGATCGTGCACCGGTGAGCAGTTCCTCTGCAACAGTTAGGGATAGCTCTGCGAGACGATCCATGCGCTTTTGGTATGTCATGATTGCCTTTCTTATGTGGTCTCTATTTACTTTCCATATAGCTGCGCTTTGCAGGTTGTCCTTGGCGTTTCGCCGCTCACGTGAGTCCATAGGAAGGGACTGGGCTTTATGCCAGCGCTGAACTGCACGGTTGTCTGGATATGCTTCACGGAAGGCTGCCGCCCGAGGTTTCCCGTCGAACAGCAGCTTGATGAATTGAATGTCCTGATGAGATAGCTGTTTTGGAACGAGACACTTCATATTTTACCAGTTAGGGCGGATAATCTCACCCATCATGTTAGGTTCTGCTACTGGCTCATCAATGTCGTCGTACGTACGAGTCTTCATTGCAGCCATAGAGGTGCGGGAATCGAACGTGTTGAGCCGACGATGGTCTTCCACAGACAGGATCTGCGTTGGGCGATCAAACGTCTCTCGTAGCTCCTCTGAGGCCTTCTGAGAGCCGTCCAGATCCATCTTTACCTGCTCAAAGTCCATATCTAGCACACCCTGTGCAATAGCCCGTCTAGCGGCCTGATAAGCCTCACCACGCTGATATGCGGTCATTGGCTGGCCAGTGAGAGGGGATACTTCAGACTCAGTTGGCATCTCACCACGGAATACTGTGTAGACACCAAATCGCTCATGCAGAGCTTCAGTAAGCATAGCAATAGGCACGGTATAGATGCTCACTGCATCGATGTCCTCTTGGCTGTAGATGTTTGCGTCCTGTGGAGGAGCAGTAGGTGCAGGAATCTCCTCGTCGGGCAGCGGGGCTGGTGCTGGCAAAACTTCAGGCTCTTCACTTGGAGCTACGTTGCTCCCCACGCTTTGCGCAGGCGCTGACTCTATTTTGCTCTTATTGCCCTCTGAGAGGCTCTCTGCTGCGTTTTGTTTCTTAGGACGACCTACTTTACCTTTTGAAGGTTTAGACGCTTCCTGAGCCGTTTTAAGGGCCTTTGCCTTCTCACGTGCTGCATCTCGCTTATCCATGTCGAATGCCTCACGGAAATAACGCAGTGCGTCTGGTGGTACAGTCTCCATACGTACCAGCTTGTTGTCACATGCTACCCGCAGGATGTCACCTGTGAGCCATGCCGAGTAGTTGCCGTATTGTAGCTTTGCCATTTTCGTTCTCCTATTCGGCTCCGCCGTGGATGGCTTCGCCATAAATTTACTGTTTACTGTTACTATTCTATCACGATTTTCTGCTTGGTTAAAGATTTGAGGATTGACTCTCTACCTGAGGATGTAGTGTGCCTCCGCGTAGTAAGCGACCTTCGTTCTTTGCTTGGCTGCTTACGAGGCTTTGCGTCAGACTCCTTTGTAGGGGAAAAGGTGACGCGGTAAGAATCAGCTGTGAGCCATACCTTGGTAAAGTGCCCGATATGGTTTGTCCATGTCTCGATCTTACCAGTCTTGTCTTTTCTGTTTTTATTCCTCTTCCTTTCCCATTTCTCGATATACCTGGATTGCTCTTCATCTGACAATGCATCCCACCAAGCTTTTCTCTGTTCAGCTGTTTTTCTGGTATAAACATCTTTACTCATTTTCTTTCTCTTTTCCAGTGGCGAAGCCACTGTTTTCTCTTTCTTATTAGTTATTATCTATATATCTATTATATATTATTATTTATA